AATGGGGAATGAATCTATCAAAATTTGAAGGCATGCAACTTCCTGGTGGAATAACTTTCAATGGAAGAGCGATTCTGCAGGACGCCAACGAAGAAATTCAAAGATTAGAAGACACAATGTTGAGTTCACAATCATTACCTGTCTTTGATATGATCGGATAGAAGTGACGACTAACAAATATTTTCGACCGTTCACGTATGTTCGTGAACAAGACGTCATGGACGATCTTATTGTAGAGTCGATAAAGATGTATGGCATGGATGTAAAATATCTTCCAAGAACCCTTGTGAAAGAGGACATTCTTTTGGGCGAAGATGTGTTGTCTACTTTCAGCAATGCAATTGACTTAGAGATGTATATCAAGAACACTCAAGGTTTTGAGGGAGAGGGAGATTTTCTTTCCAAATTTAACCTTGAAATTCGAGATCAAATCACATTTACGGTCTCGAAAAAAAGATGGGGTCAAATAGCGAATGAGAAACTGCTCGATGAAATAGGATACAACTATCAAGTAGAAACCGCTAATACTGGAGCGTATTTAAATACTGACTCATTCCGATTAGAGTCGGGAACTGCCAATGGATATTCAATTGCATCAACACGACCTTTCGAGGGAGATTTAATATTTTTCCCACTAACAAGTAAGCTGTATGAGATAAAATTTGTAGAACATGAAGCTATATTTTATCCACATGGAAAATTATACACATACGATTTGACTTGTGAATTGTTCGAACGTATTGGTGGAAAAGGTCTACAGACTGGAAATACAGCTATTGATGCTATCGGCGCACGATACAATGAAGATTTACTCATGTATCAATTTACGCTCGAAGATGGGCTTGGAATATTGATGGATGAAGAAGGTGGATCTATTATTCAAGAATATCAAATGTCATCTACAGACGCATCTGCTAATAATGAATATATTCAGCAGCAATCTACTGTCTATATAGATTTTAGCGAGAAGAATCCATTCTCTGAAACAGATAGATATTAATTATCAAGGAGAATAATCATTTTTGGAAATCAGTTCTACAACCAGACCATTCGTAGATACATAGTCGCCTTCGGGAATATGTTTTCGGATCTGGTCGTTCATCGTCTCAATTCTGCAGGAACAGTGATCCAAACAATCGCAGTTCCTATCGCCTATGGTCCGAAAGAAAAATGGCTGGTTCGTATAAAACAAGATGCTAATTTGGATCAGAGCGTGGCAATTCAATTACCCAGAATGGGCTTTGAAATGACAGGTTTAGCTTACGACGGAACTCGTAGATTATCAGCTACAACTAAAAACGTAGCCTTTAATTCGTCAGATCTTAAAAAGATGAAGTATCAGTATGTTCCAGTTCCATACAATATCGATATGACTCTTTCGATATTTGTTAAGAATGCTGATGACGGAGCGCAGATCATTGAGCAAATAATCCCATACTTCGGACCAGAATGGAACAATACCATCAACTTGATCCCAGAGATGGGAATTAAGATGGATGTTCCTACTATATTGGTTGGTGTGGCCATAGATGATACGTATGAAGGTGACTTTATTGCAAGACGCGCATTAGTATACACGATAACATTCACAATGAAAGGTTGGTTCTTTGGTCCTGTTAAAAGAGCAGGAGTTATTAAAAGAACGCAAGTTGACCTTAATATCGTTTATGCTGCAAATAATCAGATTGATCCTACTTTAGGGGGAATCGCTGCAGGAATAACAGATGATGACATAACTCGAAGCGGAAGAGCCGAAAGAATAGTATTAACTCCAGCACAATTTGCAAATGGATCACCAACAAGTAATAGTGCGCTTTCAATTAATTTTAGAAACATTTCAGCGAATAGTGATTATGGTATAGCTGCGAATTTATTTTTCTATACCGATGGATATAAATACAACCCTGTATCTGGACAAGACGAAGTTAGATCGTTCCAATACGCAAACGGAACTTATGGATATATTGGATGAAAACAAATTTGGAATATAATATGGAAGAAATATTGAATCTACCAACCAATTCAAAACCAATAGTAGAATTGCCTAAAACTATATCCGTTGAAAACGATGCAGCTACAGACTTCGAAACAGCTAGAGAAAATATACATTCAATTATTTCTAAAGGAACTGGAGCTCTAGATGATATTATTCTCCTCGCGCGAGCGAGCGATTCCCCTAGAGCTTATGAAGTTGTTTCGCAGATGATAAAAACATTGGTCGATGCGAATAAGGATCTAATCCATCTTCGAAAACAATTAAAAGATATTGATGAAACTTCGAAAGGCGATACTAATATCCAGAATAATTTGTTTGTGGGAAATACTGCAGAGTTGCAGAAGATGATCAATAATAGAAATAAATCACTTCTATAGTATGACCCCTCGGAACACCTGTATTATATCATGAAGATAACTAATTGTCAAGGTAAAAATTACAATGGGTAATGCATCGAATCCTTTGCTCAAGAGTCTAGGCGTCAAAATAGATTATTCGAAAGAAGAACTTGAGGAATATATCAAGTGTTCTGGAGACCCAGAATATTTTATCGAAACTTATGTAAAGATCGTATCTGTCGATTTAGGATTAGTTCCATTTAAAATGTGGGATTTTCAAAAAGATATGGTCAAGAAGTTTCATTCTAACCGTTTCGTTATTTGCAAACTTCCGCGCCAAAGTGGTAAGAGCACCACGGTTGTAGGATACCTTCTTTGGAATGCCCTATTCAATGACAATCAAAACATTGCAATTCTAGCGAATAAGGGGCGTCTTGCGAATGAACTTCTAGCCAAAATTAAACTCACATACGAGCATATTCCAAAATGGATTCAGCAAGGAGTCGCAACTTGGAATAGAGGATCTTTGGAGTTTGAAAACGGATCTAAAATTACTGCGGCGGCAACATCATCCAGTGCTATTCGAGGTGGTTCGTATTCTTTGATTTTTCTAGATGAATTCGCTTTCGTTCCCAGAAATATCGCAGATGAATTTTTTCAATCAGTTTATCCAACGATCAGCGCAGGTCAGACAACCAAAATTATTATAGTTTCTACACCAAACGGTATGAATCATTTCTATAAAATGTGGACTGATTCAGAACAGAAACGAAGCGACTATATCAATATCGAAGTCCATTGGAGTTCTATTCCTGGGCGCGATGAGGAGTGGAAGAAACAGACTATAAGAAACACAAGCGAGCAACAATTCGACCAAGAGTTCAATTGTTCGTTCTTAGGTAGCATACATACGCTCATTCATCCTACAAAACTTCGTGAACTATCATTCGTAACTCCGACTAAAGATAAATGGGGATTAGATATATACGAGTATCCAATAGAAAAACATGTATACATTATAGTTGCAGATACGAGTCATGGTGCAGAATTAGATTACTCTGCGCTCTCGGTTATAGATGTTACTGAAATTCCTTTCAAACAAGTAGCCAAATATCGTTCAAATATTCTTGCGCCATTACTATATCCAGAAATTTTAGTCAATTATGGAAGATTTTACAACGATGCGTATCTTTTGGTCGAAACTAATGACATTGGTCAGCAGGTCGTAGATACCTTAAATATCGATCTGGAATATGAAAATATCTTAAGCACTTCAGTTAAAGGTCGTGGTGGTCAACGAATCGGAGGAGGCTTTGGTGGAAAAACCACATATGGCGTAAAGATGTCCAAACAAGTAAAGAGGATAGGCTGTTCAAATATAAAAGATATTATCGAAAATAATAAACTTATTATTCGAGATTTTGAAACTATAGATGAATTGTCTACCTTTATCGTAAAAGGTAGTTCTTATCAGGCAGAAGAAGGATGTCATGATGATATGGTGATGGGGTTAGTAATGTTTGGTTGGTTAGCGAAACAGCCGTATTTCAAAGAACTAACAGATATGGACATCAGAAAGAGACTTTCAGACGAAAAAATAAAAGAAATGGAATCAGATCTTCTTCCTGCGGGATTTGTAGACGACGGAGAAACTGAATATTCTATAGGAAGAAGTTATACTAATGAATTTGGCGAGAGATTCGATAAATTTTAGTGAAAATCCGTATTTTATAAATAAAAGAGTATAACCAATCAATTCAATGATGGAAGGAGTCTGATTATGCCATTCCAAGTTTCGCCAGGAGTTAATGTTAGTGAGATCGATCTTACTACAGTAATTCCGGCAGTAAGCACAACAGAGGGCGCTATCGCGATGCATGCGAAGTGGGGCCCAGTAGACCAACGCGTTTTGATCGGGTCTGAGGATCAACTTGCGACTACTTACGGAACACCAAATTCAAATACAGCTTCTGATTTTTTTACTGCAGCTAGTTTTCTTAGCTATGGTAATAAGTTGTATGTTAATAGAGTTGTTCGTAGTTCGAACGTAGGTACTTTATCAACAGATTCTGCAGCAGCACGAAATGCGCAAACTAATTCAGCTAATGGTAAGAATACTATTATCAAAAATGAAAGTGATTATTATAATAATTATTCTTCTGGCATCACTGGAGTTGGTTTATGGGTAGCAAAGTATCCAGGCTCTACAGGAAATACATTGCGCGTTTCAGTTTGCCGTTCTGCTAATGCTTTCCAAAGCACAGCTTCCGGTACACTATCGTTTACAAATAATTCTGTCACTGTAACAGCTTCTAATTCTGCTTACGCAGCAACTCTTGTTGCAGGTGATATTTTAATAGCTGGTCCAGATAGATACGAAGTAAAAGTTGCTTCTGCTTCTGGCGCAACGATCACACTTCAGAATAAGTATATCGGAAATACTGCACCGACACAATCATCTGTCACGAGACGTTGGGAATTTTACAATTATTTTGATTCAGCTCCCGGCACATCAACGTCAGCTTCTAGAGATGGCTCATCCTTCGATGAAATGCATATCGTTGTTGCAGATGAAGATGGGAGAATTACTGGAACTGCAAATACTGTTATTGAAAAATTTGCAAAAGTTTCTAAAGCAGCAGATGCTAAAAATGAAGATGGATCAACATCCTATTATGTAAACGTAATCAATCAACAGTCCAAATATGTTTGGTGGGCTGCAAATATGACTGGAGTTACTAATGTAGGTAGAAATGTAACTACAGGTGCAAATTTTGGGGCTGGCGCTCAATCTGTTGCTTTAAATGCTTCTTTTAGTAAAGGTCGCGATGGCTCTACTCCAAGAGCTGCAGATTATATAAACGGACTGAATGCGTGTGCAAATCCAGAAACCGTTGACGTGTCCTTAGTATTGACTGGAGATGGTAATCAGACAGTGGCGATTCATGCGATTAACAATATCGCTGAAGTCCGTAAAGACTGTTTGGCTGTTATTTCCCCACGTCGCGCAGACGTAGTTAATAATGCCGGATATGTTGGTGCAGAAATGGACGACATTGTTGCATTCCGTAATCTACTTCCATCATCATCTTATGCTGTAATGGATGGTAATTACAAATACATGTATGACAAATACAACGATATCTATCGCTACGTTGCTCTAAACGGTGACACAGCTGGACTTATGGTTCGCACAGATAATGAGCGCGATCCATGGTATTCGCCTGCTGGATTTAATCGTGGCCAAGTT